GTTCAATATTTGGTTTATTATACTTATCTAAAATATAATTATCAGTTATTTTACCACTTTCTATAGCACCTTCCATAGACCAGATATTTATACTGGTTTTTGTATGAGCACCTGATAAAAATAAATTTTCATATTCTGTTTTTTGTAAAGGACGAAATTTTTCATTATAAATATTATTAACCCATTTTTTATTTGTTTGTTCTTGAATATCATTGTTGAAATTCCATTCATACCATATTTCAATATATTCTATATCTTCTTTATTTATATAAAATCCATTATTATCATATATTAATTTTCTAAAACTTTTTGAGCGTAATATTTGATATATAATTTCTTTTTTTAAATTTTCATTATCTAAATGTTCAGCATTTTTATTAAATAATTTACCATTTTTCTCAAAATCTATTATTGTTCCACTCCATAATGATTTAATGTTTGGTTTATGTTTCCAATGTTTTTCTTGTGGATACCAAGTAATATTAAATTCACTATCATTCATAACAAATGCAATATTATCAATTGGATACTTAATTTCTTTATTTATCCCTATACGAAATGATATTTGCTTACTTTTTGTATTATCAGTTAATGATTTAAAATTATTATATAAACCTTGCATTTTACTTTTTCTTAAAATATCTACTGTATTAAATGGATTAATTGATAATATATATTCTTTTGACTTTAATTGATAAATTATTCCATTTTGGTTAATTTCTACAGAAGTTATATTATTTTTTTTATGATTTATTTTTACCAATTCAGTATTAGTCAAAATATCAACACCCTTTTCTTTTAAGTGTCTAATCCACGGATTAATCCATACATCATTTGTTGGACCATTCATAACATGCCAATTATCTGTTGAATGATGAGTGTAATTATTTTCATTTTCAGTTGAAGAATGTGTATGTGTATATTGTTCTTTATTTATTTGCGAAATAACTGGAAAATGAAATAAATGCCCCATAGATAATTCATTCTTATTCATTCCATAACCTGGTCCTGTTACAAAATTAACTATATGATTATACCCATCATTTGATAAATATTTTTTTAGAAATGGTTGTATATTATAAGAATAATAATACTCTCTTCTATTATCAGATAATAAATAATTAATACCTATATAGTATAAAATTATTCTATCTTTAATAGTTAATAATGATTTATAATGATATTCTTTGTCATATAGTAAATAAAATTCTATAGGAATGCTTAAATTATTAAATATATTTGTATCATAATAAGGTATTTCTTTCATTAATTGAAAAGTATTTTTATAAAACGGGGCATAACCTCTCCAAGAGTGTTCCGAAGGAAATAAATTTTTGTTTGTATCACTACGTACCATTCCACCTAAGTCATTATCTTTTTCAATAATTAATATCTTAAACTTTTTTTTAATTAATTCGTGGGCTAATGTTAATCCTGATAAACCACCACCAAAAATAATTATATCATACATTATATTATATATTATATATATATAATATAATATGCCTACTCATAAAAGTATTGATTATAAATTATCAGCAGTTAAATACTATTTATCACATTCTAAAAATCAAGTCCATACTTGTAAAATATTCGGTTGTTCTGAAAGAAGTTTAATGAGGTGGGTAGATAAATATAAATCCACTAATAATATTACACGAAAGAAAAGAGATTATACAGCATATAAAATTACTAATAGTCATATATCATTCATAAAGCAACAACTTAAACAAAATAAAACTATTACTATGGATGAATTGTTAGCCAAATTAAAAACTAAATACCCAGATTTAACACTATCAAGAGTTCATTTAGGTAGAGTTGTAAGAGATATAAATATTACACTAAAACAAACACGATTGCGACATGTTCCAAAAACAAGATATAAAAAACCTATTGTAATTAAAAATCAAATCAAAGAGTTTTATAGTAAGGTAAAACAATATAACTTGAATGATATTATTTGTATTGACGAAACATCATTAAACTCATTTATGATTAGAAGAAAATGTTATGAAGAATTAGGAAAAAGGTGCGTAGTGAAAACTGAAAGCCAAGAAGTATTCAAAAAATATACAGGGATATTTGCGATTTCTTCAAAAGGTGTTATTGGATATGAGGTATATAAAAAAGGAGGTATTGATAGTAATAGAATGGTTGATTTTATTAACAAGTTTATTAATGGAAAATATAAAAATAAATTAATTATTTTAGATAATGCGAGTAGTCATAGAAATCAACTTGTAAAAGATGCAATTAAAAATGATAATAATTTACTATATACTGTTACATATCAACATTATACAAATGCGATAGAGGGATACTTTAATGTATTGAAATCACGATTACAGAAGAAAAAGGGATTAACATATAATGAATTAGTTAATAATGTAAAAGATGTATTAGATGAAATACCAATACATATTTATAAAAATCTAATAAAAGGAGCATATGATAGGAATGAAAAATATGTAAAAAAATCATCAACAAGGAAAAGAAAACCTAAAAAATATTTGAATTAGGTCGGCGTTTTAAATGTTCAAAGGTGTAAAATAAAAGTAGTAGGATAAAAGCATAAAAAATGGAATTGCTAAAAAATCACAAATAGTTATAAAAAAATCAATATTATACATGATATATATATATATAATAATATATATTTAAAAATATATTATTATATAATTTATTAAATTATGAGAATATTTTTTTTATTATTACAAATAAATTCATGTTTTTCATTTGCTATAAATTATTTAAATAATAATATATTATTTCCAAAATTAAAAAGTTATTCGATCATTAATAATATAGAATATGAACCAGCTGAAATTATAAATAAATTAGCAAGAAGTGCAAAAGATTTAGATCAATATACTTTAAATCAGTTTTTGGATGAAATTAAACATAATAATATTGAATCTGTAAGTATTATAAAAAATATTGATACTAATAGCATTAATGGATTGGTTGCAATAGATAATAATCATGAAAATTCATTACCCTCAATAGATAATTTACATTTTTTAGAAACAGGAATTAATAAAGTTAATGATATAGTAGTACAATCATTGATTGATAATGATATTTATTATAAAGTTGTTCAAATGGGAAATCAAAATCTTATGCAAAGTTTTGGGGGGATAGGGACATTAATAAATTTCATAATAATTTTTTATTTATTAAATTTTTTTATAAGTTTTTTGAGAGGTGGAAATATGCCAGGTGGGGGGATAAATCCAATGAATGCTGGAAAACTAGAAAAACAAGGAGTTATTGATAGTGAAGATATTAACACATCATTTGATGATGTAGCAGGTTGTGATGAAGCAAAATATGAATTACAAGAAGTTGTTGATTTTTTAAAATATCCTGAAAAATTTGAAGTTGCAGGAGCAAAAGTACCAAAAGGAGTACTACTTGAAGGGCCACCAGGTACAGGTAAAACATTACTAGCAAGAGCTGTTGCTGGAGAAGCAGGTGTTTCATTTTTACAAGTTTCTGCATCTGAATTTATTCAAATGTTTGTTGGTGTTGGTGCATCAAGAGTGAGAGATTTATTTAATAAAGCAAAACAAAATTCTCCTTGTGTAATTTTTATAGACGAAATTGATGCAGTTGGTAGAAAACGAGGAGAACAGTTTGGAGGTGGTGGAAATGAAGAACGTGAACAAACTTTAAATCAAATTCTAACAAATATGGATGGTTTTGAAAAAACTGATTCTATTATTGTATTAGCAGCAACAAATAGAGCTGACATATTAGATTCAGCTTTAACACGGTCAGGAAGATTTGATAGAAAAGTACAAGTAGGTTTACCAGATTTATTAGGAAGACGCAAAATTTTAGATGTTCATTTAAGAAATAAATTTCTAGAACCAAATACAAATTTAGAAGAAGTAGCAGCATTAACTAGTGGTTTTTCAGGTGCAGATATTGAAAATATGGCGAATGAAGCAGCTATTCTTGCATTAAGACAAAATAAAACTATTATTAATTCTACTAATTTAGTAGATGCATTTGAAAAAATAGTAATTGGTTTACCAAAACTGAATAATGAAAATAAAGATGAAGATAATTTAGTAGCATATCATGAAGCAGGTCATACTTTAATGGCTTTATTATTTAAAGAATTTTTTGATGTTAGAAAAGTCACGATTAATGCAAATACAAATGGTGCTGGAGGATTTACATTATTTACTGCAAAAGAATCATATAATAGTTATCCTACAAAAAAATTTTTATTAGCAAATTTAATTGTTACAATGGGAGGAAGAGCAGCTGAAATAATTTTATTTGACAAAATTATAAATAAAAATGAAAAAATAAATTATGATAATCATAAATTATTCAATTCTGTAAATAATTTAGATGTTACATCAGGTGCAAGTCAGGATTTAAAACAAGCAGATAAATTATCAAGACAATATATAGAACTTTTTGGTATTGATTCAACAAATAATATTGAACTTCCAAAAACTATTCAAAATCCAAATACTCCATATCTAACACTTAGTGAAAATACAAAAAGTAATATAGATGATTATGTATCTTATTTAATAAATTATGCGTTAAGTACTGCAATAAATATATTAGAATATAACATAAATGATTTTAATAGATTAGCAAATGATTTAGTAATTAAAAAATCAATAAATATTGATTACTTATCAAATTTAAATATTACTTTTTATTAAAAAATTAATAATATTATTTTTTATAATGTATAAAAATTAATATTATTATTATTTATCTTTTTCAGAATAAACATTATCATTTCCAATCATATACCATTTTTCATTATTAAATGGATATAGTAAAATATTTCCAATTCTATCTTTCCAATATTGTGTACGTTTATTAAATAGTAATTCTTTTTGTGATTTTGGAATGTTATTGTAATCATCTAAATTTTGTTTTTCTAATTCACTTTTAAAAGGTTTAACACCATAACAATTTGCGCCTAATTTAATATATGGATTATTTAAATAACCACCATTAACTCCTGGTAATCCACATTTATATTTGTTATTTTCTTCTTCGGTTTCTTGTATTTTTTTAAATGCAGAATCACTCGTTGGATATAATGCTAATTTATCATGAGACCATCCATAACTACACCAATTTGCTCCTTTTTGTTGTGCATTTTTTATATTATTATATGTTGCTAATTCAGAATTAAATGCTTTACATACTGCTTTAGCATCATGATATGTAAATTTACTACCTGGAATATGAAAAACCTCTTTTTCTAAATCTATAGGTGGTTCTTGAATTAATGTATTATTTCCAGATAAATCATTATTGGATAAATCATTATTGGATAAATCACTATTATTTATAGATTTTATATTTATTTCTGGATTTTCATTAAATAAATTTTTAACTTCTGTAAAAAAATTAATATCATAAAAATACGAAATAGCATATAAAAAAATTACTAATATTGCAATACCAAATAATATTGATTGGAAAAAAAGTAAAAGTCCTGATTTTTCATTACTATCATTATTTGAAACTCCTAAAAATGAAAAAATTACATAGTAAATTAAAACTATTAATATTAATATTATTAAAACAAAACCATTATTTCCAATATTTGTTAAACCATTATAAAAATCATCAATTATATTATTTAAATATGCCATTATCAATTTATTAATATATATATATAATAAAATTACTTATTTTATTATTATTTTTTTACCTTTTTTAAAAAAAACATATATGCCTTATTTGTTATTAATTTACTTTCTGGTATTTCTGAAACATTTGTATCATTAAAATTAAACCATTTATTATTATTTTTAATATATGAATAATAATGTCCACCAAAACAATTTCCACTATGATTACATATACCAAAAATTTCATAAATAAAAGATTCTTTATTATAACCCAAAACATAATTACATAAATTTATTCTATTGATATCGAAATTAACTAATGTATTTATTTTTTGATTATTATTATTAAATCTATTTAAATTTAATATTAAAATTTCTGGAAAATTCCAAAATTTTATTGATTTTTTTACTTCTTCTTTGGCATTTGTCTTTTCATTAAACCAACAATTATCTCCATTTAAATGTTCTTCACTACAATATAAATTAAAACAATCATAAATATTACATTCTAATACTTTTGGAATTGGTAAACTAATAATACAATATGGTTCTGGTTTACTTGATAAAACTTTATTATCTAGAGATACAATCAATGAAACATTTATTCCATAAAATAATTGTAAAATTTCTGAATAGTCATTTGAATATAAATTTTTTAACATTTTAAAACAAGTTTTTGCTAAATCATCAGTATTGTTTTTTGATTTTCCTAAAATATTTATTTTTACTTCTCTTTTTAATGCATTATGAAAACAATCTATTACAAAAAATAAAAATTCAGGAACATCATTTTGTAAAAATCCACTGAATAACTCCATTTTTTTTTCTTTTGATACATTTTGAACAGTATTTATAAAACGTTTTGGAGCAATACAACAATTTTTTGACCATAGTAAATTATTTAAATCTTTCCATTCAAAAAATAATATAGAATTTTCATTATTATTATAAATATTTTCTTTATTATATTTATCTAATATATCATTTAATTCACTACAATGTGATAATACTTGCATACATGAATTAATATAACATGTATTCCCTAAATTTGCTAAACCCGATAATCCTTTTGTCTCTAAAATATTTTTATTATTCATTAATATTATTTATATTATGTATTTAAACATATTTATATATATATAAATATGTTTAATAACCAAAATCAAAATATAAATCAAAATCAAAATATAAATCAAAATATAAATCAAAATATACAAGATAATAATAATATAAATTATATATTATCATCATATTCAAATACTATTATTGGACTAAATAATACTGTATCAACATTATCTCGAATATCTGAAAATTTAAATAATATATATGAAGATTTAGATTATACAAGAACAAGAACAAGAAGAGTTAGAGCTAGAAGATATTATAATTATCCAGAAAATACAGATAATTATAGTTATTTTTCAAATAACAATTTCTATGATTTACAAAATAATGTTAATGAAAATCAAAATTATTATGAAAATAGAAATCAATATGAAAATGAGAATAATAATTATAATGATAATGAAAATGATAATGATAATGATAATGATAATGATAATGATAATTATAATGAAAATGAAAATGAACGTAATATATCAAGAAGAAGAATTGAACAAGATATATTACAAATGGATTTTAACAATATTTCAAATAATAATATAAACGAAACTATTAATAATAATATAACAGACATTAGTTATTCAAATATAGAAATTCCTTTAAATGATAGTTGTCCTATTACTCAAGAAGATTTTAATGAAAATTCTAATGTATGTCAAATAAATAACTGTAAACACAACTTTAATAAAAATGCTTTAATAAGTTGGTTATTTAGAAATTATACTTGTCCGATTTGTAGATATAATATTTTATCTGAAACCAATTTTAATACTTATAATGTTAATAATGAAAATCTTTTATTAACAAGAAGTCAATTTAGTGATTATATGGCACAAAATATATTAAGAACATTAGTTTCAAATAATAATAATAGATTTTCATTTATTATTAGAAATTAAGGTAATATTATTTCTGAATTAATTTTATTTTCATTATAATCCATTAATATTAGCTCAATTGGAGCTATAGGTTTTTCTATATAAAATATAAATGTAGCTAATTTATATATATAATTATTATACAATAATATTTTGCTAGAAATTAAATTTTTTTTTTTTAATAATTTAATTTTTTTTATAAAAATTGCCATATAAAATACATATTTTATATTTGCACTTAATAAATTTTTTGTATTAAAAATTAAATAAAATTGTTCTTTTTTATTATATAAATCAAGCCATTTTTCGGTAAATAATTTAAAATCTTTATCATTATTTATATTTCCAGATAAATCTATATATACTAATGGAAAGTTAGTTAAATCAAAATTAAAAAACATTTATAAAGTATATCTGTTTTTTAATATGAAATATCTAACTTTATTGGTAAAATTAAAGGTATAATATAACTATTATTTACAATTTTAAATTTAAGTTTCATAATTTGATAATGAATATTATCTTTGTTTTTTTTTAGCTGATTTAATTTTTTTTTAGATTCAAAATAGTTTGTGTTATTTTGTTTTATAAAATTTTCATATTCTTTTTTGTTTATTGATATCATTTTTTTTTTATTTTCTAGTTCTTTTAAATTATCAAATTGATTTATTATATTTTTATATAAGATATTTTTTTTATCATTAAAAATAACTTTTTTTATATCATCACAATATTGTTTTTCATATGTTCCATAATTATAATAAAATTTATTATTTTTATTACTTATATGGTTTATTCCTCTATTTCCACAATATGGACATTTTGAATCTCCATTTCTAAACCATGTTATAATACAATTAACATGATATTTATGATTACATTCCGGTAAAGTATAACATAATGAAATATCATAATCTTCATGACAAATCATACAAATATCATTATAATTTTGATTAAAAATATTAATCATAATTAAATTATACGAATATAGTTTTATTAATTTATATACGCATAAAATATAAATTAATATAATATATTATTTTTTTAATAATGAGTTAAAAATGCTCCAATAAGGAAGCACTATTGGTTTTGTTTTTAAAATATTTTCAACTTTTTTTGGAACATATTTTTTATCAACAACAATTTCAAATAAATATTTATTAAACCAACTTTCAGACATATAATAATAACCATCATTACCTTTGTCTTTACCCCAAGAATTTTCTATTAAAAATCCGTTTGTTTTTCCAGATTTAAAATTATAACCTTTTATAACTATTGCATGAGTAGGACTTGTAGTTCTATATGAAATTTCACTACATTTATCTATATTAAAATCATAGTCAAATATATCTTTATAATTAAATGCCTTATCATCAATAATTCCATATTCATTAGATACATATTTACCAATATCAACTCCACACCAAAGTGGTTCTTTATCATTTATAGATTTTTTTATAATTGATTTAATTATTTCAATTGGTAGATTAATAAAATTTTGAGATGAACCATCAATAATATTATATCCTAATTCTTGATTATATAATTTATAATATGGAATATTATAACATGGATAATTTATTAAACATATTTTATTTTTACAATTATATGGTACATATTTTTTGTAAAATTCTATTGGTTTAATATTTTCAATAGAAATATATTTTTTATTTTTATCATAATAATCCCATGTTATTTTTTTTGGTGGTTCTCCTAAAAATAAAACTAAAATTTTATAACATTTATTTAATAATTTATTAATTATTATTTTTTTACTTTCTTTACTATTTTTTATAATATTAATGCTATGACTTAAAAATCTATTATATATTTTATTTAATTCATTAGAATTTTTACTATGAAAATGGTCATCCATATTACTTTTTGGTATTATACCATATTTCTCTATTAAATTAACAAACATATTCCATTGACCCCCATCATTAGTTAAACTATCTACCATAAATAAATGTTTATAATCATTAATTTTCATATTAAATATTTTTTTTTGAAAATCTATTTCATTTTTATTATCGTATATATAATTAAGAAAGAAGTTAGCTTTTTCTAATTTATCAAAAAAATATAAATAATTTTGAGAGAATTCAAATTTTGATTCTAAATTATATTTTTCTATCATAGAATATCTCATAACATTTAAAAATGCAAAAATCCAACATCTACCGCTACGTTCTTGATTTGTTATATCTGTTTTTATTTGTATCGTTTTTCTGAATTTATTTTTTTTATCTTGAATATAATCTGATTTTAAAACTAGATTTTTAAATTCACCTTTAGTATTTATATTCTTCAAAACTTTATTAGAACGTGTTTTATTAAAATTGTGAGAAAATTTACCTATTTTTTTGTATGTTAATATATTTTTTTTCATATTATATTATATTAGTATTTTATATATGAAAATAATAATTATTTATAATTATTATAATTATTATAATTATTATAAATAATATATTAATATATATAATGAATTCTAAAAGAATTTCAAAAAGACAAACACAAACTGTTTCTAGATATACACCACCTTTACCTAAAATTAAAACAACACAAAGAAATACTAAACCAAAATCTTCTATTGCAAAACGAAGTGTAAAAAAATCAGCAAGTAAGAAAAAGTCAAAAAGTTTATTAAGTAAACAAAAAAAAGATATAGAAGATAAAGAAGAAAAAAAAAAATTTATTAGTAAATTGTTATCTTTATCTAATGAATATAAAAAATTGACTTATCAAAATATTGATAATTTTCTTCTAAAAACATATGTTTCACCTCACTCTAGAGATTTAACTGGAGATTTTATTACAATATTAAGAAGTGAAGGTAAACAAAATAAAGAAGTAAATGATATTTCTACAAAAATAACAACAGATTGTTTAAATAATTTTAATGAAACATTTTTAAATGATGATCCTAAATGTTTTTGTTGTGGAGAACCAATATCTGTTAATTTTTCAAATGGAAAAAAAATTCCAACGAATGTATCTTGTGATCATGTTATTCCAATAATAACAATGTTAGTATGTGTTGATAAAAATAGTGTATCTAAAAATTTACATTTTATACATTCATCATGTAATCAAAAAAAAGGAAATAAAGATATTTTTACTATTTATAAAAATATAGGAAAAACAGATGGTATTTTTAAATGTAAAAATGATAATGTAGAATATTGCAGAGAAAAATTTTTAAATATATTAAAAAAAATAAAATTTAGAGAATTTTCAGATATAAATTATAGAGCATCATTATTACCAGATTTTCAAGAAAAAGTTAGAGAAATAAAAGAATACTATGAACGATATTTAAATGATGGTGCTTTTGGGGCTAATATTTTAATGGATTTGGCAAATAAAAAACCTTTATCTCCTATATTATCAAACGGTTCATCAAGTAATTCATCTAGTATGAATATGTAAATAATAATTTTTAATACAATAACTATAATATTAAAAATTATTATTTTGAAATGAATTTATCAAATAAAATTTTTTTTACTTCTTTACATTTTAATTCTTCTAATTTTTTTTTATATTTTTCCGGGTCTTCCCATTTACTTTTTAATTTTTCTAATTCTTCATGCCAAAATAATTCTTTACTTGTTTTTTTAATTTTTAATTCAATTTGTCTATTTTTAAATTCTGGAATATTTTCAAGTTCTAATGCATATATTTGAACAATTGGTTTCATAATTTGATTAGTAATATAATGAGAATAATCCAGTTTTAAATTATTTTGATTTATAAATTCTTTAGTTTCAATCTTTTCTCCTTGTAATGCTTTTTTATTATCATTTTTAAAATATGCATAACTTATTCTATCTCCAGCACCAGGTTTATTTCCTGATTCTCTTAAACCAATTCTTTCTGCTAATACTTTATGCGCAATTTGATTAGGATTTTTATAATATCCACGTAAAGATTTTGTTACCATTAATTTATCAATATTATAATTACCATTTAATAAATTATTCAAACAATCATTTAAAAATTTAATACTGACAGGTATATTTTTTTTGTTCATAAGAATATCAATTATTCCACCATAAATATCTTTAACAATTGGTGCATTATCTCGTCTTTTTAATACAATACCCATAAATTTTAATTTACATACTTCAGGGTCTTCTTCATACAACATTCCAACATATCTTTTTTTTGACATTATAATCCAAGGCCAAAATGTTTTTTCATATTCTAAATCATGAGGTTTTTTTAAGAATTTACTAGCTAACTCTCCAGCTTGTTTTGCAAGTTCAATTGTATATATTAGAGCTTGTTTATTTATTATTCTTTTACCTGTTTTAGGTTCTTTAATATTAAATTTAAAGAATACAGAATCAGTATCTCCATATACACATTCAGCTTTTACTAACAAGTCAGTGCCATCATTTACTTTTACTACTATATTATTATAACATTCTTCAATAATTGTTCTTCCATAAATTAATAATTTACGACCAATTGCAGTTGTACATGCAGCAACATCATCTTCATTAAATGCACTTGTTTTAGCACCTGTTTGACCATATAATGAATTTGCAGTTACTTTAATACTTAATTGACGTTTATCTAACATATTTTTAATAAATGGATCTGTTTCTAAGGCTGCTTTTTTTCGCGTAGCTTTTCTTGCTGCTAATAATTCTTCTAAAATTGAAGGCATAATAGCTTTTCCTTCAGGAAATTGAGCAAATCTACATATTTTATAACCGATAATTATTTTTTTAGCAGCTGATTTTTCTGATGTTCTAGCATATTTATATGTATCATATTTAATATCTACATATTTATAACCGAGGTGATATAAATTATCATATTTAAAATTTCCATTTTCATCTTTTTCACCAATTTCATTTATTAAATTATCAGATAAATCATATTCTTTTGTCCATACTTTACTATCATGTGAAATATTTTCACTAATAATAGAAGATGGATATAGTGAACTATAATCAACACATGCTACTGGGTCTTCTAAATAAATTCCTTCTTTTGGTTCAAATACAATAGCACCTTCATAACCATCTGATTTATTATTTTTTTGTAAAGTAGGCATAAGAGTATTTTTTTCACCACATTTTTTTGAAACATAACTTTGGAGTTTTATACCCTGACCGCGTAATAATAAGAAACTTAATGGAACATCACATAAATTAGACATCTCAACTTTATCAGTTATTACATCTAATTTTAATAATAACCAAATAACATTATCACAATCAGCAATACAATATTTTCCAACAGTCCATCTATCATAATCATCACCATTTGCTAAACTGAATATTTCTTGAGGACTTACATCATCTTTTGCTAAGCCCCATTTATATTTACTGTTTTTTATATCTAAATTTTCTTCACCATTAATATCAAACCAACCTTC